TGGCCCGCCAGCGCGACCACGCCCGCCGCGACGACGAGCGCCGCCTGTCGCTCGCCGCCGACATCGCCACGTATCTCGGCACGCTGCCGAAAGGCAGGAAGCGCGAGAACATGCGCCGCGACCTTGAAGCGTGGGCCGCGTTCCACGGCCGGCCGCGTCAGTCGCTCACCAGCCCGGAGATTGCCCGCCAGATGGCCGAATGGGTCGAGGCGGGACGCGCGGCGTCCACGATCAACCACCGCCGCCAAGCTCTGCTGAACCTCTACCACGCGCTTGACGGACGCTCAGCCGCGAATCCCGTGCGCGAGGTGCCCCGCCAGCCCGAGCGCATCGAGGAAGCCCGCGGCATCGGCTACGACCTCGTCGCCCGCATCCTGGCCGAGCTCCCCGAGCGGGGCCGCCCGGATGGCTCAGGCACCCGACCCGAGCGGTCGAAGACGCGCGCCCGGCTGCACGTGCTCGCCTACACCGGACTGCCGCATGCACAGATCGGCCGCATCACGCGCCGCGATGTGGACCTCGAGGGCGCGACGGTCTACGTCCGCCCGCGGCGAAAGGGCGCCGGGGTCGCCGGCCGGACGCTGCCGCTCACCCTGCAAGGCGTCGAGGCGTTTCGGCTGATGGTGGAGGCGGATGCGTGGGGACCGTTCAGCGCGCGCAGCATGGCGCACTCATTCGCACGCGCCGTCGCCAAGGCCCGCGCGAAGTGGGCGGCCGAGCGCCCTGGCGAGCCGTGGCCGGCGCCCCCGCGTCTGCGCGCGTACGACCTGCGGCACAGCTTCGGCTCGGCGCTCTACCTGGCCACGGGCGACATTCACGCCACGGCCGAACTGATGCTGCACGCCAGCCTCGACATGACGCGGCGCTACACTCTCAGCGCGGCATCCGCCCGCGCGACGATGGCGGCGTCGGCGCTCGGTGCCACGTTGGTGCCACGTTCGGCGGTCGAAACCGGGCAAAATGCGCCATCTTCCGCCGCGCGTGCCACGTTGGCGACACCCCCGAACGCGAGGCCGTTACGAGCGAAAACCGCGAAAAACGCTCGGAAATAACTGGTGCGCTCGGCAGGGCTCGAACCTGCGACCCCCAGCTTCGAAGGCCGCGGCACTCGCGTTTTGGCGGCCTATCCTTTGACCGCTCCATCATCGCGCGTGGCACGCGCGCGCAGCGACCGCACGATCAGCGCCAAGGCCGCGAGGTCGAGCAGGGTATCGTCGAGCCCCTCGTGCTGCGGCGGCACGCCCTTTCGCGTGAGGTTGACCAGTCGGTGATACTTCTCGCTCAGCCGAATCTGGGCCGCCCGCCACGGCTCGATGCCGTTGTCGGTGCCGCTGACGACGTAGTTGCGGAGCGGGTCCGCGGCGTCGGCATAGTCGCTGCCCTTCGATAGATGCAGCGCCCGCAGCGTGTCGAGCGCCGCGAGGAAGCCAGGGTCGCCGCTATGTGTCATGTGCCCACCATCCGACGCACACAATCCGTGAACGGCGACGAACCTGTCCCGGCACGGGCGCGAGCAGAAGCGCCTTGGCACACTCGGGTGGGAATTGACAAAAACGCTGCCGCACAGCTCGCATAGTTGGGTATGCTCCTTCGCAGCCATGCCTGTCCGCCTCCTACGCGGATGGTCGTGGTGAGGGCCGGACGCGCGATTCCAAGTCGCGCTCCGGTCCGCCTATTTTATCACCCGTCGTCATTCCGCGCTCACGGGTTTCTTTAGCCGTCGCGCCACCACGCGATACCGCCGATACCAAGCGCGCACCCTCCGCGCGCTCATCTGCGACAGCAGCATTAGCTCGGTTTTCGCGATGCGCTTCTCGCTCCATCGCGGGAAGCGACGGTGCAAAAGTTCATGAATTAGCACCCCAACAGCGTGGGGCGCCGGATCGACATAGACCTTGCCCGCCTCGTGGTCGCAGAGGCCGTCGAAGTGGCCGTCTTTCCCCACTATGGGCGCCTCGTGAATCTGCCCGCGCTTGAACTCGCGCTGCAGCTCGCGGAAGAGGTCATCAGCGGTCACGCCGCCCGCTCCGATTTTCTTCGGCGCAGAAATGACAGAAAATCGGCGCCGGTTTCCGGGTCGTAGTGGACCGTGATCAGCCGGTTGTCGTCGTCGGCAAACTGCGGCCGCACCACGACCACCGGGGACACCATGAACGTCTGATTCGGCAAGCCCTTCTCTTCGGCATACCGATCCAGCGTCTTGTAGCTGCCGATCCGCAGGGCATGCGAGATGAGCCCCGACGCCGGGTCGCGGAGCACATTGTGTCCGCTGACGTGCGTGTGTCCGCAGGCCAGCACATGGTCGCGCCAGCCGAGCTGCGCGGCCTTCGCGGGGCCGTGCGCGGTATTCCACTGGGAGCGACCTGAGAAATCGTGCCGCGCGTTGAGCCGAATCACGCGACCTTTTGGCGTCGTCAGGCCCAGCCGCATCCCGTGTGCCTCGTAGGCCACGCGCGCCGACTTCGCCATCCACTTGATCGGATCGCCCGCGCCAGACCAGCAGTCATGGTTGCCGCCGATCAGGAACAGCCAGTGGACCGAGCGCACCAGCCACTCGACCAGCACCCACGCTTCTTGCGCGGACAGCGATTGCTCGCCGTAGAGCCGCGCCAGACGCCCGACCCAGTTGTTGCTGTAGTCGCCGATGTTTCCCGCGAGCAGCCCCTCGGTGCGGTTGATGATGGCGACGTGGCGCTCGAGCAGCGCGATGTCGGTGCCGTCGTCGTCCACATGCGGATCGCCCATCAGGGCCAATCCGAACGGGCCATCGACGGTGACGCGCACCGGCACCAGCGCCCGCGCGTCGTGCGCGGCGCTCTTGCGCTCAAACTGCTTGCGCCGCCGCGCGATCAGCTCGTCGGCCGTAGGGACGTCTTCGGGCAGCACGGGCGCCGCGAACGGCTTCTCTGGTGGCGCCGCCTGCGCCTCGGCCCAGACACGCGCCCGCTGATACCGCGACTCGAACGTGCCGCGTGGCAGGCCCGCGGCGATGGCCGCCGCCGAGACGCCGCCGTGCTCACGCACGAGGTCGAGCGTTTCGCGGAGGACCGACTCAGGCAGCGGCGGCTGGGCCATCAGAGCACCACCAGCCAGCGCCCGCAGGCGCAGATGTGATACCCGCGGGTCACGATTACCGCGTCGTCGCAGCGGTGCGCGCTCATGCGGACGGGCTCGCGCTTGAGGACGCCGACACGGACGGGCTCAGGCTTGACGACGGCGACACACTGGCCGACGCGCTCACATCAGGGCTGTCCACCTTCGGCAGATTGTTCACCGCGAAGACGTATCGCGCCGTGCCCTGGCGCGACCCGCCGCCGCCGAACGTGAACGTGACGGTCACAGCGTGCTGCTCGAATTCCCGACGATAGTCGAGCACCGTGTTTTGAGACGGCGTGATCTCGATCTCGTTGGTCGTCGACAGACCAGTGATCGCCGTTGACGGGACGATGTTCACGCCCGACCGCACATCGTCGACGCGATAGGCGGCCGTGGTTGGCGTGACGGGCGCATCGTCGGCGTCGTACCACGCCACGGTGACGAGCACGGTGGACCGTTCGTTAAAGGTATCCATCAGCACACCCGGCCGGTAAAGGCGGCACGCCCGGATCGACCCGACAGCGCCACCGTAGAAGAACGCGACGAAAACGACACGCGGCCCGAGCGGGCCGTCATATGGGCACACACAAAGTCGGGCGGCGCCGCCGACGGCGACACCGAGGCCGAGGCGCTGACCGACGGCGAACGGCTTGACGACGGCGACACTGACGCGGAGGCGCTTGTCGACGGGCTGCGGCTGCTCGACGGCGACACGCTGGCGGACGCCGACGCTGACGGAGAACGCGAGGCCGAGGCCGACGACGATGGCGACAGAGAGGCCGATGCACTGGCGCTCGGAGAGATCGAGGCCGAGGCGCTTAGTCCCCCTGCGCTTGGCGAACTGCTCGGCGACAGCGATGCGCTCGGCGAGACGGATGCCGATGCCGACGTCGACGGTGACACGGACGCGCTCGGCGACACTGACGCCGAGGCCGACACCGATGGCGACAGTGACGACGACGGGGACACCGAGGCCGAGGCGCTGGCAGATGGGCTCAGCGACGACGACGGGCTGACCGATGCCGACGCCGAAAAACTCGGCGACACCGAGGCCGATGGCGACACCGACGCGCTTGTCGACGCGGATGGCGACACCGAGGCCGATGGCGAGGTCGACGAGGACGGCGAAATGGACGCGCTTGCACTAATCCCGGCCGCCGCATCGGCCAGGATGATGTGCAGCATGACGCCCTGCTCGTTGCTCGTTACGTTGAGCCCGGGCGTGTAGGTCACGCCGGACGTGACGGCGCCAGCCCCAGGGGTCGTGTAGATGCCGCGAGCAGCGGCGACCGTCGTGGCCGTTGAGGTGTTCCACCGCGTCCAGCCGCTGTCGTAGGACGAGAACCCATAGGCGCCGTTGTTCCCGTACCACGCAAGGCCGATGCCGTTGCTCGTCGGCGTGAGTGCCGCGCCAGACTTGTGCGTCTCCAGCGAGCCGAGCACTTGCGACGTGGACGCATGAACGGCCGCCGTGTCATGACCGCTGACCTCGGCGATCGCCATACAGAACGCGGTCGTGCCGCTGTCGAGCGTGACCGTGACCGTCGTTGACCCAGACGCCGCAGACAGACAGACCCAGCAGTACGACCGCGCCGCCGTGCTCTGATCAATCGGCCCGAGAATCGTCGAGTAGCTGTTGCCCTTGTCGTCACTAACACTGAGCGTGCGCGACGTGGACGAGACGTGCGCGAAGACGACGATGGCGCTGCCCGCCGTCACGTTCGACGTGAACGTGAGGCCGCCCGAGCCGACACCCGAAAACTGCTGGATGCCCTTTTCTTGGACGAATGTGGCCGCCATCGTCGTCTCGCGGGTCGCGTGTTACGGGTTGTTCTCTTCGTAGAGGTTGGCGACCACGCCCACCTTGAACTTGTTCGGGATGCTCAACTCGACGAGGATCGGCAGCCCGTGATACTCGGTCACGTCTACCGTGAATCCAGGCAGCGTGTCGTTGTCGGGATGCCCCACCCACGAGGCCGAGACGACGCGCTTGCGCGTGGCGCTGTCCGCGTCATAGACCCAGAGCGCGAAGTCGCACGAGAAGTTCGTGTTGTGCAACTCGGCGTTGCCCATGTCGAGGCGGATGTCGACCTTGACCGCCATGTCAGGCGCGGACGGCGCCGGCACGAAGCCCTGCGCGGTCTGCACCGTGCCCTCGCGCGCCGTGCGCCCGAGATTGATGTCGAACACCGGCGACAGCGTCACCGCCTCGCCAGCCTCGGCCCACGCCGGACGCACCGACGCACCCAACAGCGCCACGAGCACACCCACAAAGATGAAACGACGCATGGTCACTACTCCTCCTTTGCGGGGAGCACCGATACCGGCTCGGTGGTCATCGCCCGCAGCCCAATGTTAAGACAGCCGATGACCGCCGCCGTCGCCGCGGTCGGCGGCAGCGTGCCCGTCACGGCCGCGCCGACGCTCAGCACGTTGAGCCAGAACGTTTTCGACTTGAAGATGTTCTTCTTCATCGCTTAACCTCGTTTTTCTGTCCCGCCGCCACACCGAGCGCCAGCGCCTGCGCCGCCAGCGTCACGTACCAGCCCAGCGCCGTGCCGGCGCCAGGGATGGCGCCCTGTTGCATGAGGGTCGCCACGGCAAACACCAGCGCACGCACCGCCGCCGCGAACTTCGCGGGGTCGGTCCACAAGTCCGTTACAAACTGCTTCATCTCGCCTCCTAGTGCAGTAGCAGATACGCGACGCCGATGACCATCAGCGCCATCAGGGCCGCCGCCATGACCGACACGGCCGCCGCCGCCGCGAGGTCGCGCGTCATGGCCTCCATCTCGTCGGGGTCGGGCCACATGGCTAGACCACCGGCACGCCGAGCGCGGCGCACCACTCGATGCGATGCTTGGCGATGCTCTCGGGCACGGTGAGCACCTTCGACCCGTCGCCAGCCGTCGCGTCCCAGATGACGCGGCCGAACCAGCGCCCCGTGCCGGCGTCAATGGGCCGACCCGCCCGCGCGTAGTCCGAGACGAGCTGCAGCCCCACGGCGTCCCACGTCGCATCGCCCGGATACCCAGACGGCGGGGCCGAAGTGGCGCCCTCGCCGTCGATGTCGATGGGCGTCGGAATGACGAAGAACTGGTCGGTGATGCCGGGGTTCTCGTCGAAGTGAATGTTGCCGCTGCCGCCGTCGAGCAGGTCGATCGCGTTGAATGCGACCTGCACGGCCGTGCCCGCCTGCCCGCCGACCGGCGACACGGCCCAGGCGATGGTGTCGTCGCTCACGGGACGCCCCAGACTGGCCCGCTTCTGGCCGACCGTGTGATCGACCTTGTAGCAGGCGTACGCGACCCGATGCGTCCAGGCGTAGCGGTCCCGCAGCCGAAGGCCGGGATAGCTGGCGTCGATGCGTGCCGTGATGTCCTTGATCTGCTGTAGCGTCATCGGTGCGTCCTCCTATTCGATCCGCTCAATCGCCGCCGTCACGTCGCCCGTGACCTGCGAGGCGCGAATCACTAGCCCACGTCCGGCCCAGCGACCAGGCACGAGCGTCACGTCGAGGGCGACCTCGATGTATTCCTGCGGCGTTCCCTCGTGTCGCAGCATCCGCACCGGGGCCCGCCGCGGCGCCTCGTCCTCGACCGTGTGCCAGCCCGCGACCATCACGCGGCCACCACGGCCGGATTGACCACTTCGAGCCAGCCAGAGCCGCCCGCCGCCCTGAGCCTGTCCGCGACAAGCGCCCGCGCCAGGCGCCCTCCCGTCAGTCGGTCGCCCTCACGCGCAAAGCCCACCAGCGGGCAGCCGAGCGTGTCGGCCTCGGTCACGCCGCCGTGCATCAGGATGCCGGTATAGCCGGGCACGCCCTCGACGTGCGGCACCCAGACGCCGTGCTTGGCCCACCAGAACAGCCGCAACGCATAGCGCCCGGCCGGGATCGCCGTCTGCCCGTAGACCTTCCACGCGCTCACCGGCACGCCAGGCCGCTCGCGGATGGCGTCTTCGAGCGTGATACACAGCACGCGCATCGCGTCGGCGCGGTCGTAGAGCGTGCCCCACGTCCGAGGCCCAGCCGAGCGTGCGCGCACGAGCAGCCAGTCGACCATCGTCAGACTCGCCGACTCATCGCGCTATCGATCCGCTCGCGCAAGTAGCGAATGTCGTCCGCGATCTGCCGATGAAACGCCTCGGTCGCGTTGACGCGCCCTTCAAGGCGCACCAGCCACACGACGACCGCGACCACGCTTGCCCCGACCATCCACAGCTGCTCGACCATGCGCCTCACCATTGACGTGCTGCCATTTACACCGTCTCTCCCGACCGGAACTGACGGACCATGTCTTCAAACGAAAACAGTTCGTCGCTCGCCTCCGCGTCGAAATACGGGAACAGCGACGGCTGGAAATTGGAGATCGTGACTTTCTGGATACGGAACGTCTCTGCGCTCAGGCCGAACTCAGAGAGCGTGGCCGATACGGTGCGGCCAGCCCGCGTGTTTTTATCGCGTGTGCGATAACGGATCGACGTCCTCGGGCTCGACCGCAGCGCGAGATATGCCTCGCCGCGCGCCTGCGCTTCGGTGAGGCTCAGTCGACCGTCCTGAATCGTCTCTTCCTTGACGCCGTCCGTGCCGAAGGCCGCCGTGAACGCCGTCTGCGCGGCAACGTCGTCGACCTGCGCGACGACGTTGACATCGTCGCCTGCGCTGATGGCGTAGCGGATGGCACCGTCTCCGCTGGCCGGGATGCCGGTTAGCTGCCCGGTGCTCGTGGCGGCGCTCACGGCCATCTGGAACGACCCAGACGTCGACCCGACCACGATGGTCTTGCCGAGGGCCGCGCTGTATGCGACCGCACTCGACCCTCCGGTACCTCCGACCGCCAGCGTCGACACGGCGGCGTAGGTCGTCCACGTTAGGCCGTCCGCGCTGATGGCAAGGTTCTGAGCGATGGCGACGGCCCCCGCCCACATCAGGAACACGCCAAGCTCGTCGATCCAGTCCACGCGGCGCCACGCCTGCCCCGTCACCGGGTTTGTCACGGTCGAGTATGTGGTGCCATCTGTCGATCTGAGGATGCCGCTGTTGCCGCAAATGACAAACGCTTCAGCCGTAGGAGACCACGCGACCGAGTTATACAAGCCGGCTTTCGTGTGGTCTGTCCACGTGATTGCGTCCGGTGACGTCTGAAAGTTTCCAGTTCCGCCCACCGCGAGGAATAGCCCGAGTGATTCAGACCACGCCACCGAAAACACGGACGTCGAGGTAGACCCTGGCGTATACCGACGCGTCCACGTGACGCCGTCTGGCGACGTCTCGATGGTTGCATATTGCGTGGCGCCCACGTTTCGGTTGCCTGTGGCGACGAACAGCGACACATTGTCGAACCAGCGCACGCAAGTGACCAACCCGCCATCAGTCGACGCCGATTCGGTCCACGTCACTCCGTCCGACGATGTAGCCGTCGTGAACTTTGACGTTCCGGTCGTGCCGCCCATTACGCCGAGGCCCAATGATTCAGACCACGCCACCGAATACCAAAACGACGTTGGCGCGCTGTTCGACGTCCACGTAGTCCCGTCGCTGGACGTATAGACGCCAGACAACTTAGGCGCCATGAAGAGTCCCAGACTTGGCGCCCACGCCACGCTCTGAATGTCGACCACAGACGCCGCAACGTTGAAGCCATTCCACGCGCCGACGTTCTCGGCCGCGCTCGACCCGATGCCGGCATAGCTGATGCGTTGCGCGCCGCATCGCACGAGGCCGCCAGACGCGGAGTACCACGCCGTATCATCGACGGCCAACGTAGTCGCCCCTGCGGCGGTATCCTCGCTCGCCTGCGATCCTCCACCCTCGGAATAGACGCGCGTCGCGACATCTGTCCAGTCGCGTCCAAACTCGAACCGCTCGAGCGACTCATGCGCGGATGTCAGCGCCGTCGGCGTCAACTCGGCGCCTATCGACTCCGACGTATACAGGTGGATGTCTCGATGCTGGTCAAGGTAGACGTACCCACCGATCCGCTTGGCGAGGCGCAGCAACGCTACCGAGATGCTTTCGTTCGTGAACGTGATCTCGTCGACGGTCGGCAAGCCGGACTGTACGTGCTCGGCCGTAAATCCCACCGCCCCGGCCACGAGGTCGATGGCGATGGCCGTCGCGGATGTGCTCGTGAATCGTTTGTTGACGATCCGCGCGTCAAGCAGGTACGTGTCATCCAGGCAGACGCACTCGTACGTGCGATTCGACGGCGTGCCCACGTAGCCGGCCGATACCGACACGATCGACCCGTAGAACAGGCGCTCCGGGTTGCCTTCGCCACCGAGCGTGACCACGACGCGATCACCGGCCGACGGCGCAAACCCCATCGCCACAAACGAGCAGCGATTCGGCGTCGACAGCGTCAGCGACTCCACGATGTTCAGCGTCCCCTGCAGGATGCTCGCACTCTCGTCGGAGCGTCCAGTGGCGCGCTCCACTCCGGCGATCTGCACGTAGACATCGCACGACGTGAAGTCCCCAGGGGACAGTGACGCCGACGGCGAGACGCTTGATGATGTCGAGACAGACGGCGATCTTGACGTGCTCGGAGAGAGCGATGACGACGGCGACGTGCTCGTAGACGCACTTGCGCTCGGAGACAGCGACGACGATGGTGACGTCGACGCAGACGGGGACCGGCTTGACGACGGCGAGAGGCTTGTCGACGCACTCGGCGACAGCGACGAGGACGGCGACAGCGACGAGGACGGCGACCGGCTGGCCGATGTGCTCGCGGACGGGCTGAGCGATGACGACGGGCTGACGCTTGGCGAGGCCGACGCCGACGCGCTAGTGGACGGGCTGATCGACGACGACACTGAGACGGACGGCGAACGCGACGCAGACGGCGACCGGCTGCTGCTCGGCGACACGCTGGCCGATGGTGAGATCGCCATGCGTCAGGCGCTCGTCGGCACCCGCACGCCAGACGCGCGCAGCTGCCGCATGAACACGTCGAAGATGAATGCCGCAAACTGCTCTTTTGCGTTCGGGTCATTCATCATCGGGTAATTGAACACGAACGCGCCGGGCGCAATCGTGACTGTCGCCCCAACGCTTCCCAGTGCGTGATTCGGCACGATGTCGGCGCCTTGCGGGACGCGCATCAGTTCGGGGCCACGCTCGCCGACCCACGCCCATCCACCGGGCGCATTCATCACGCCATCGGCGTAGCCCTTGATCCGCTTCCGGGCCGCCAGGAGCTGCGCGTAGAGCCGCTGCTCGGCCAGCATGGCGGCGTAGCCCTGTGCGTCGTTCGTGCCCAAGCCGGTCGGCCCGCTGCCGCCAGACTTGCGCCCCGGATACAGCGCATAGGTCGCCTCGATCTCGGCGATGCGCTTATCGCCGCCGGCCGCCTCGTACTGCTCTGGCGTCAACTCGGCCAGCGAAAACTGCCCGCCCTGTTCTCGGCGCTTGGCAATCTCGTCGGCCGTGAGCATCTCTCCGCTCAGTGTGCGAATCTTCTCGGCCGCTTTCTTGGCTTCTTCTCCGACGTGCGCCACCGTCTCGGCCGTGAACTTGAGGTCGGTGCGGAGCGCCTCGGATGACTGCGCTGCCACGTCCATCGACTCGGCCCAGTCATCGGTCGCCGGAAGACCTGCCCCCTGCACCACGTTGGCGAGCTTGGCGGCCTCGTCTCGCGTCATCGCCATGAAGTCTGCGGCCTGCTTGGCCGCGTCTGCGTCCTCCGAGAGGCGCGACTGCAGCAGACGCGCGGCATCGGACGTCAGGTGGAACGCTCGCGCCAATTCCTCGGTGCTGGCCCCCAGCTGACGCGCGGCACGAATCTGGATCAGCTGGTCCGCCGTGAGCGCGTCGACTTCGTCCTGTGCGTTTTGTAGACGCGAGACGTAGATGTTCGAGTTTGCGGCCAGGTCCGCCTGCACCGCGGCCAACTCGTCGGCCGACATCGTCAGGTCGCGCAAGCCGCTTGCGGCGTCTCGCGCCGTCGATGCAATCTGCGGCAGCACGACGGGCAATAGCTGCCCTGTCTCGACCCAGTGCTGCATGGATGCTTCGTTGTCTCGCGCGGCGTCTGCCATATCGACAAAGCCGGCGATAACCTTCATCGACGAGACGAGGACACGGTTTTTCAACTCGTCCCACTTGTCTCCGGCCGCCTCAACAGAGCGAATCTGCGCGTCGCTGGCGACCGTCGCGCTGTCCCGCAACTCGTCGTACTTCTCGACAATGGCAGGGATAATCTCGGCGACCGACTTGCCAAACATGTCAAGCGCAACACGATTGCGCTCCTGTGGACTCTCCATCAACGACAACGCCCGCGTGATCGTGTCGAACTGTTCCTCGGGGCGCATCGCCCGAAGCGACTCAAGCGAGAGCCCCAGCTTGCCCACTGCGCCAGCGACAGACTTGTCATCTCCAGCCAGGCGGGCGCCCAACTGGAATACGGCGCGGCTGAAATCGTCAAGCGTCGTGCCGGTCTGCCCGGCCACGAAATTCATCCGCTGCAACGACTCAATCGAGAGCCCGGTTTTCTCGCTCATGCCGACGATGCGGTCAGCCGTCTCGAACGCCTGCCGACCGAACGACATCAGCGCCGTCACCCCACGGTCAATCAGAGCGCCGGCAGCAAACGCCGTCGCAAACCGCGCGAACGTCGACTCAAGCACCCCGACTTTCCGCTCAGCCTGCGCGGTCGCCTCGGCCATTTGGCGCAGACCGTCCGGAGCCTCCTTGCCCAACAGTCGATATTTCTCGATGGCCTGCTCGATGACCTGATTGGCCCGCCGCTGCTCATCCGCCGTGAGGTTCGTCACGCCGCCGACCTGCTGGATGGCCGCGACCGTTGCGTTCGCCTGCTGGATGACCTTCGATCCGTCGTAGCTCGACGCCATGCGCGTCAGAGCCGCACGCGTCGTGTCGATGACGTTGGCGCCTTCGGCGAGGTTCTTCTTAAGTTCGTCGAGGGTCGCCGCGACGCGGACGACGAGTTGAGGGGCCGGCATCTAGTCCCCCAGCCCCTGGTCGATCAGCGCCTCGCGCACCGCGTCTTCAACGCGTCGCTGGTGCGCGCCTTCCTCAAGCAGCGCGGAGGAATAGAAGAACGGCCGAGGGGCCATGTTCCCGCCGCCGTGGCCCTTGCGGTTGCCCTTCTTGGTGCCCTTTTCGAGCCAGAGCGGAAGATTCGGCATCGGCTCACGCTCGGCGACGACTACAAAGCCGTTGCGGTCGTAGGCCGGACGCGACGTAATCGACTGCACGGTGCGCCCGGTGGCCTCTGGGCTCAGCTGCCGCGACAGCCGCGCACGCGCTTCCGTCACGATGGCGCGGGACGTTTCCTCGGCCGCGCGGTTGATGTAGGGCTGCGCGGCGTCGCCCAAGCGTGACAGCGCGGCGATAACCTCGGCCGCGTCCATCTCGATGGTCAAGTCATCCGCCAAGGCCCATCTCCTCGTGTGCGAGGTCGAACTCGATCTCCCGCACCATGTCGAACCACCCGCCCTGCAACCGCTTCTGGTCGTCCGTCGCATCCCAGACGGCTTTCGCGTGTGCGTAGCCGCGGTATTCGACGATCCGTTCCAGCATCCCGAAGGGCACCCGCTGCCATTCCGCCCACGCCTCCGACGGCAAGCAGTGGAACTCCTCACACAACCGCCCGATGAAGTGCTCGAAGGGCTGGGGACCGTCACCCTGTAACGCCAGGTGCAGCCCCCTCAGCCGTTTTTTCTCTCGCCCTCCACCTCGGCGACCGTCGCGGGCTTCGTGAGCCGCATGATCGCCACGGCCAGCCGCTCGCTCGTGTCGTCGTCGAGGTCCTCGATCATCTCGGCCGACACTGCCGGCTCGAAACTCCACCCCACCACGCCCGCCCGCAGGACCGTCGCCCGGTCGTAGCCGTTGAGCGGGTCGGCGATGAACGCCTCCGCGTCGGCCTCCGTCGCCTTGCCTGTGGCAACCAGACGCTGGAATCGCGGCGCCCAACCACGCGCCGACCGACCGCCAACCAGGCTCCGCAAATGCTCGGCCTGTGCCTGCTCGACCTCGCGCCCGGTCAGCTTGCGGATCGTGATGGTCCCGCCTTCGACGGCAACGACCTGTTGCGTTTTCGATGCGAAAATGCTCATCTGCCCCCTTTCGGGCGGGCGGCTCCAGCGGCCCGCGCGAGACCGACCGTTACGACCAGGCGCCAGAGTTCTGCTGCAGCACGGCCGTGAACTCGGTCAGATTGCCGACCTTGCCCGTGACCTCGTAGCTCACGAGGTAGCCCTCCGACGTCCACGTCTTCGAGTCGCCGAACGCGATCGCCAGCGTGCGCGTCGCGTCCTGCGGGCCGTCGTCCGGCGCGATGAACACGACATGCGGGCCGGTCGTGGCCGTCGTGTCCCACAGGCCCGACAGCGTGATCTGGTCGATCTTCGTCATGCCCGTGGGGAGCATCTTCTCGACCGTGTCGCCGTAGGCCGTCGCGTTCTGCATGTTGCTGGTCAGCTTCACGCCGCCCATCTGCAGGACGAACGACGTGATGGCCCGCGGCGTGCCGCCAGGACCGTCGTCGTAGGAAATCGTGATTGACGAGCTTCCGTACTTTCCGGCCATCGTTTACCCCTTCTCCAACTGCGCCCGCAGGGCGCGTCGTGCGATCCACCCCTCGACCGACTTCCGCAACGCCGTCGCGTGCCTACCGACAATCAACGCCGAGTCCCGCTCCGCTACATCCGTCGTCGCCTGCCAGTACTCGCGCGCCTTCGCTTCCGCTTGCATGGCGTCACTCAGCACCCTGGCGAGGACGTCATTACCCACGCGCAAACCCGCAGAACACCGTCGCCGAGCCCTGCGCGCCCGCGGCCGTCGTCGGAGACGGCGACGCCGAGGCAGAGATCGACGGGCTCAACGAAGACGATGGCGACCGGCTCGACGATGGCGATACCGACGCGCTTGCGCTCTGAGATGCCGTCGCCGAAGCCGACGCGCTGGCCGAGATCGATGGGCTCACAGAACTTGACGGGCTGATGCTCGTGGAACTCGACGGGCTGATCGACGCGCTTGGCGAGATGTCGCCCCACACGGTGCCCACAAACCGCAGATAGCGGTTGACCGTCGTCCCAGCCGCGACCGTGCCGCGGTAAGCGACCGGCGACGCCGTCACCGTCGTAAACGTGAGCAGGTCGGCCCATACGCTGTTGTTGGCCGAGTGTTGAATCTTCCCGGTGAACGCGCCGAAGCTCGACGTGACCTGCAGATACCCCACGCCGCCATTCGTCGTGGCTGCGCCGTTGTCGACCGACGCGCTCGACCAGTCCCCGGTAAACGCGGCGAGCGGCTGGATCACGATGCCCTGGTCGACCTGCCCGGAGACCACGTAGGACGCATTCGCCTTGGTGAGCTTGCCCACCTGCCCCTGCACGTCGTAGGTCTGCTGGTAGGCGCCCTCGAGGCCCGTGAAGGGATTCCCTGCGGTCTGCCCAGCCCAGCCGAAGCACACGATCCGCGGCGTCGACTGCGGGCCGCTCGGCAGCGTCGAGAGCGCCGTATGGTTCCCGCCGATGGTCGTGTCGAAGAAGCCACCCGTCTGCGTCAGCGTGGCCTTGGTCAGCCCCGTGGGCGTCGTCGCCTCCGTGCTATCCCCGAGGCCCGTGGTGGGCTCGTGCAGGGCTTCCTGCTTGAAGCCGAGGCCAGACAACTTGCCCGCGAGCAGGTTGTAGCCGTCCACCAAAAACAGCACCGAGGCCGATCCGAATTTGCCCGCCATCAGCGCCACTCCTCATCCAGCCATTCATGGCCGCACGACCCGCACACCGGATGCGGCGTGCCAAATCCAGCTGACGCCCGACGCCGCTCCGGTCCCGCCCCGCACTGCGGACACGCAGACGCCTTCACCGGACGCGCCGGTTTGCCGTCCGGCGCCACGAGCACCGTCTCAGGCGTCACGCTTCCTCCACGTAGGCTCGGAAGTTCGCGACTAGTTCGTGACACGCCACGCCATTGACGACTTCGTTCGGCAGCGTCACGGTGTCGTCGTAGAACACATGCCCGCACATGCTGTAGCCGCTCACCGTCAGCGCCTGGTCCTTCAGCAGTTCAATCGCCCGCGCCAGAATCGCCTGCGCCGACTTCATGCCCTCGTAGGTGCTGTAGACGTGGACACGGATGCCGACCTCTGGCAGTCCGCTCGTCCCAAACCCGCGCACGTCACGCTCCTGCACCTCGTAGAGCACGAACGGGAACGTCACGCCTTGCGGCACGCCGTCGTAAATCCCGCCCGTCGCCAGCGCCGTCAGCGACGCCACGTTCAGCCGCCCATAGACCGCCGCGGAGACCGGCGACAGTGCGAGGGAATCCGCCATCAGATCACCTCGCTGCAGTCGAGCACGATGGCGTCACGCGCCCCGCCCTTGGCCTGCACCGCGCGCACTTCCAACGTCTTGGCGCTCGCGCTCTTGAAGGGCGTCCAGATGACGCGCATCGTGGGCGCCACATCGGCGCGGTAGCGCATCTCTACGCGATACGCCTGATCCGCACCGATAGCCGTCGACGCCTGCAACCGCTCAGAGCCACCCTGCGGCGTCACCGCGGCCGGGAAGCGCGAATACGTCGTCGTGCTGTCCGTCACCAAGTCCACCCACGACACCGCGCGCCCGCCCTGCGTGTCAGACGTCGTCGACCGCTTCAGGATGGACACCCACTCGCGCAGTGATCCGATGGGGCTGATCATCAGAACGCCTTATACGGCCAGAGCAGATCGTCGACCGTCTTCGGGACAGACGTAACCGTATTCCCGGCGCCAATCACCACCGGCTGCCGGCCAACGTCGTACCAGTGCTGCACCATCAGCGTGATCGCGGTCTTGATCGACCACGGCACGCTGTTCTCGTGGACCCCGTAGCCGCACACGAAGCGCACCGTTACCGCGCCAGGCACGTCGCGCGTGGACGGCCACTGCACGCCGTAGGCCGGGAAAACCCGCGCGACCGGCGCATACGGGCCGGTCGGCAGGAACGTGGTATAGGCCGTCGATGCCAGCGTCTGCGTATCTCCGGCCGTGTCGACGTAGGAGATCGACGTCACCGACGACACGGGCGGGAACGGTAGGTCAATGCACGGCGGGAAGCCGTCCAGCGTCAGCTCCCACGTCTGCGAGAGCAGCCGCCGATGGATGAAGTTCTCGACGTATTCGACGGCCGTCGAGATAAGGTCGCCGATGAGCGTGTCTTCGTCGGTGACGTCATCCGACACGCGCACGTGCCGTTTGACGTCATCCAGACGCACCGGCTCCGACGTGGGGCCGGACACAAGACTCAGGGCCACCTATCCCCCCTAGTAACCGACGGCGTAATACAGTTCGACGCTGATCTGCGACGACGGCTGGAACGCGTTGTCGATCACCAGCACCAGGCTGTCGCTCTCATGCACGACGGGATGGAGCGACGTGTTGGCGTAGCGCAGCACCGCGTGCTCGCACTGCAACGCGTCCCGATTCGCGCCCAGCCCTTCGAGCAGGTCATAGCCGAGATGCTCGAGCCGCACGTCGTAGTTGTCCGTCGGCGCGGCGCTCGTCGGAGACGCCGAGGTTGACGGCGAAATGGACGACGACGGTGACGTGCTCGCGCTCGGGCTCACCGAGGCCGACGCCGACCGCGACGCACTCGCACTCGGCGAGATCGACGCAGACGGCGACACGGACGCACTTGGCGACCGTGATGCGCTCACGCTGGCGCTGGGCGAGATGGACGCGCTCGGCGACAGCGACGAGGATGGCGAGAACGACGCCGACGCGCTCGGAGAGAGCGACGACGACGGCGAGATCGAGGCTGACGCGGACGGACTAATCGACGCCGAGGGCGACGTGCTGCCGCTCGGCGACGTGCTCGCGCTCGGACTCACCGAGGCCGACGTGCTTGAGCTGGCGCTCGAACTCGGAGACACAGACGCCGACGTCGAGGACGACGCCGACGTCTGCCCGCCAGGATTCGTTACCAGCTTCAGCAGCCGTCCCGAAAACTTCGTCGAGACAGCCGTCCGCGGGAACGTGCCGTCGCTGGCGTCGCCTACGCAGGCGAACACCAGCTTTCGGATGTGCCCGTACGACTGGGCGGTTTCAGTAATCGTGCCGGCCATGAGGGGTGCTCACAGCCGGTTAGTCGGTGATGGCAGCCGGCGGCGTCGCCTGCTGGAAGCTCGAGCGGATGAACGCGCCCACATTGGCAAAGTTCGTCGCCTGCGAGCTGTCCGACAGCGTCACGTAGACGCAGTCGTAGCCGTCCGTGAGCGACGCCGGGTCGATCTCGAACACGACCTGCTTGCTCTTGACGTTGGCCGTGACGGTGTAGCTGGCCGCGTCGGTCTGCTTGACCAGCGTGTCGCTCGCCGCCGTGTCTTCGTTCGACCACAGGGCCGACACCGGGCCGGCCGCGTTGGTGCCCGCCGCCACGTCGGTCGCCTGCTTGAGCGAGACGACCGTCGCGTGACCCACCGCCTGCTTGAGATCGACCACGATGGTCGCGCGGACGGCGTTCTTGAGCGAAATGACGTCCGACGTCACGCCGCCGTTGGTCGTCACCGGCGACGCCAACTGAACGATCTTGTTCACGAAGGGCATGTTCTTCCAGGCCATGTTCGGGTCTCCTTTACCGCGCCTGCAGGGTCACGAAGGGCGACAGCGTGTTCGAGCCCTTGTACGGGGTGATCGCGCTCGCCAGCTTCGGCTTGCCGTTGATGGGATACACCCACCGGAACGTGCGCTCGTTGTAGAGGAACCGCACGTGCATGGAATCCGCCGCCGTCATGTCCTTCGAGATGACCGCGTACTCGCTGAAGTCCGCGAGGACGATGTCGCCGACCGTGCCGAGCGCCGAGCACTGCTCGATGACGTTGACCGGACGGCCCAGCAGCGACCCGTAGGGCGACTGGCTCAGGCCACCGGGCGGCATGTAGACCAGCTGGCCGCCCGCCGTGCCGACCGCCACGCTCATCTGCTGCAGCTGCTGCAGGCATTCCTGGTTGACGTACCACTCGGCGCGGCCCATGTTGCGCGGGCGCATCCGCTGGGCCATCTTGATGACGTTCTCGGCCTTCAGCGTCGCCGCGGCCTGGCCGCTCTCCTTCGACTGCTGCACCGTGCAGTCAGCGTTAAGGATGCCGAGCATCTGGCCGGCGCCCGTGCCGCGGATGATCTCGTCGTCGATGCGGAACGAGAACTCGGACGTGAACGCCTTCTCGAACACGCTCTGCAGCAGCGAGGCGTCGCGCAGCAGCCGCTCGGTCGCGTAGGCGATGCCCATCAGGTCTTCGAGGCGCAGCTCGAAGAGGCCCATCGTCGGCTTGGTCGCCGTGACGGTGTCGGCCTCGGCGCGGCGGTAGACCTGCACGCCGCCCCAGCGGGAGCCGGTCGCGCGGCTGGTCTCGTTGATGAAGGGCGCCTCAATGCCGTCGTTGCCGGCGCCGATCGGGAACTGGTCGCACTTGCCGAGCAGCTGCGAGGCTTCCTGCGCCTTCTCGAGCAGGGAGGTCGACCACTCGTTCCGCACGAGGATGCCGCCGTCCGCTGACACGCCAGACGACGCGCCGGTCGGCCCGGCCACGAGCGCCGCTCGCACGTTCGGCGCGATCTGGTGCGCCATCCCGGGCATCGCCGAGTAGGCGACGCCCTGCAAGAACTCTCCGAAGCTCACCGGCTTGTCGGCGGCGAGGTCGCGGCCCATCTCCACGCGCGGCATACGAGCCGCCTCGGCGCGCTCATCGGCGGCCAGGCGCTCGGCCGTCGCCAGTTCGGCGGCGATGGCCTTGGCCTCGTTGGCGAGGGCGACCGATTCGGCGTTGATCGCGGCGATGCGCGCCGACTGGTCCGGCGTGCGGTCGGCACGCGCGACGTTCAGGAGGTCGTTGAGTTCAGCCCGCAACGCGGCCTGCTTGGCGTCGTTGTCGGCCTTGTCCTGCCGCAGCTGCTTGATTCCCATGTCTTGTGCTCTCCCAAACACGACAAAAGCCGCGGCAGCACCCAATCTGGGGGTGCTCGCCGCGGCTCGACGGAGTCGCGTGTTCTGTCTATTTTGTGGGCGAGCCGGGGGATGTGTTTACGATTGGGGGCTATCGCCCTGGCGACGGCGACGCCTCCAAGCAGGCGTCGGCCCGGTCCAGTAACGCGTCGCGATAGAACTGGCTGCGCGCCTGCCGGTTCACTCGGGCCGCGCGCTCGATGCGCTCCCGCTCCTGCCGAGAGAGACGCACCGAGACGGTCGTGCTGATCGTCTCGGCGCGTAGCTTGCGACTCACCGCAGCCGGCCCTCCAACTCGTCGGCGTCGTCGACGTCGACAGTAGCGACGGCCGCCAACGACGGCGCTGGAGCCTCGGCGACCATCTCTGGCGCTCCGTCCTCCGCTCGCAGCATCGACACCGATCGGCCGCCCGTGGCCCGCGCCAGCGTCTCGTCGAGTGTGGCGATGCGGTCGATCAGGCCCGCCGCCTTGGCTTCCTTGGCCGGCAGCACCCGCCCCTCGCCAAAGCCGTTTCGCACGTCAGCAGCCGACACGCCGCGGCCCCGCGCGACGTCCGCCGTGAACTTCGCGTAGGCCTCGTCGACGCGCGTCTGGATGGTCGCCCGCGCCTCGTCCGACAGCGGCTCGAACGGGTTGCCCTCCGTCTTGAACTTCCCCGCCTTGATCATCGAGACCTTGATGCCGTCCTTCTCAAGCGCGGCGCTCACGTCTTGATGCACCGAGAAGACGCCGATGCTCCCCGCCGACCCGCTCGGGATGCTCACGATCTCGTCGGCCTGTGACGCCAGCCAGTAGGCCGCCGACGCCGCGAGGCTGTTGACCTGCGCGATCTGCTTTTTCACCCCGCGCAAGGCGAACATCTGCGCGGCCAACTCCTGCACCCCAGGCACCGTCCCACCGGGCGAGTCGATGTCGTAGACGATAGTCCCGATGCTGTCATCGGCCGCGACCTGCGCCAGCATCGACGCGATCATCTCGGTCGACGTGCCGCCGCTAGACGCCTCCAACTGGTTGGCCCGGTGCGCGATGACGCCGCGGATCGGGATGACGGCCACACCCCCGCGTGTCGACGCGCTCTGCACCGACGTGCCGGCGCCGCCGATGCGCGCTTCGATCTCTTCCGCGCTCAGCCGCTCGCCCCTGACGTGCCGTACGAGCACCGGCAACAGTTCGGCCCACTTGCTTTCGGTGATCGCCCACAGGGACGCGCCGACATACCCCAGAATATTCAGGTCTCTCATGCTGCCCTCTTCCCGGCCAAGTCGGCCAAAAACGCCGCGAACCGTCCCTTTGTGACGCCCCATCCCGGCACCTCATCCACGAGCATCCAGCCCTGACAGGTGCTCTTGTTCCTGAACTGGTCCTGCGACCACCGGGAGCGCGTCAGGTTCGCCCCATGCCGCACGTCCACGTTCGGCCACGGCGACAGCCATGTCTCGGCCGTGCGCGTCTCGAACGACCGCTGCGCCTTGTTGGTCCCCGGCTCGAAACCCAACTCGCGCGAGAAGCCGTGCTCTGCGACCAGCGCCACGCGCTTGCGGTAGTGATCCACCAGCAGGTCGCGTGAGGCGCAGAGACCGGAGACCTGCGAGCAGTAGTAGAACAGCGCCTGCCCGGTCTGCGCGTCCACCTTGAACGTGTGCTGGTTGTAGTAGAACGTGTCGGCGCGCGGCGGCGTGAACTCGAAATGGCTCTGGTGATAGAGCACATCGTGTTCGCAGTGATAGATGACATCCGCCGTCGAGGCTTCAAGGGCCGCGAGAATCTGGCGGAACATCGTCAGATAGCCTCGCTCGGCGTCGACCGTGACGGTCGTCCAATGCGCTGGCGTCACGCCGCCAGGGAGGACCGCGGCGACCACCGGCAGCCCGGCCGCGTCAATCTGTCTAGCCACCGCCTCGCGGATGGCCGGCGGCGTGCGGTTGTCCGTGTAGTAGATGATCCCTTTGCTCACTGCACGGTCGGCAGAGACAGCCCACTTCGCCCCCGGCAGTATGGGCAAGGTCGCCCGCGCAGTCCCAGCAGAAGACGAACCGGCAATCACAGCAGGGCTCGTAATGCGGGGTGCGCTTCCGGCATCGCCGGCAGACGCCGAGGGCGGGACGGTCCCCGTTGAAACTGTCGCCATCGCCCCACCGCCTGACGTTTCCGTGTGCGTCGCACTCCATTCGCGTCCCGCCTCCTGCACCTGCGCCAACGCTTCCGCGCCTTCGGGGCCGTGCCAGCCCGTAATCGGCGCGAACTTGTCAATCAGCCACGACAACGGGCGCACCTGCCCCGGCCAGCGATTGTGCAGCCAGAGATCGCGCGAATACTTGCGGGCGCGTTCCTGATCGGCCCCGCTGATCCGATACGGAAAGCCGAAGTCGCCGCCTTGCGTGCGAAACATGTGCGCGAACCATGTCCGCTTGTTCACGACCTGCCGACCGCCAGAGAGCCACGACTTGCAGGCAATCTCAACGCCAAACTGTCCCCAGGAGCCGTGCGTCTCGTCGAGGCCGCCGAGTTCGTCGAACCGCGCCCGGCGCATCACGAAACACGCGCCCACGCTCGACAGCACATCCGCGATCTCGCCCTTCGACTCTGGCCGCTTGCCGCACTCGGGCCAGTATTGGAAGTGCAGCGTGTGGTCGAACCGCGCGAAGTCGGTCTTGCGGTTCTCGCGTGCCGCCCACAGCATCTTGCGGACGAACGGCCCGCCCGGTACATGCGCCGTTTTCGCGCACGTCTCGCAGAGCGTCGGCGTCGGCCCCTGGTAGGTTTCCGCCCCGCAGCCCTCGCACTTCCAGTTAAAGGCGTGCAGGTTGAACATGCGCGGGATCTGCGTCACGTCGTGGCCGAGTTCGTCGCCGGCCGCGACCACCTTGGCGTCGAAGCCATCGTCAATCGAGCAGTGCGCGTCGAGCTTGCAGACGTAGCGCCCACGGCTCATCCGCACGCCGAGGTTCGTCGCCGCCCGCTGGCCGATGACCGTATCCAGCCGTTCGACGCGCAGCCGCGGGTCGTCCGGCAGTGGCGGATTCGCGTGCGGATGGCTCGAGCACGTCGCCCCGTCCACGATGGCGATCACCTCGGTCTGCCGGCCGGTATGCGCGAGCACATCCTCCACCGTGCGGCGGAAGAACATCTCGTGGCGGCCTGGGATGACGATCGAAAGGTCCATCAGTTGTCCCGCAGCACAACCCAGTCGTCGCCGTTGAGATCGCCGTCGCTCACGAGCCAGGTATGCAGCGTGCCCTTGGTCGAGATGTGCAGCAGGCCCGCGTGCAGGAAGCCGTAGTCGTGGGCATGGTCGCCAGTCCACGACAGGCGGCGCACGCGACAGCCCTCGATGATGCGCGTCATGGCTTCCGGGAATCCGAACGTCTCGTAGTCGCTCACGCGGCCTCCTTGCCGATCAACGTTCGCGCGAGCGTGAGTGCTTGCGCGATGACTTGGTGCATGTCGTAGTAGCGGTAACTCCCCAGCCGACCGATGAAGTGGACGTCTGGCACCTCGGCGGCGAGCGCGCGGTAGCGATCGGCCAACGCCTCGCTGATCGCGGTCGGCACGGGCCAGAACGGATCGCCGTATTCCGTTGGGTATTCGTAGGCCAGCACACGGACGTCGTGGACCTGCCCAGTCATCTGGCGGAAGTCGGCAACGCGCGTATATGGCACATTGGGCGACGGGTAGTTCACGACGCCGGCCGACCTCTCGTATATGGCGGCACCGAACTTGAACCGAGCCGACCGATACGGCAGCTTGCCGTAGCACTCGCCGAACCAGCCATCGATCGATCCGCTGTAGACCACCGGCCCAGTCCAGCCCTGCGCCATCACGCGCTCGTGTGGCGTGTTGAGTTGCACCGTGATGCCGGGATGGTCAAGGATGCGCTCGAACGTCCGCGTGTAGCCGTCCAGCGGGAGCCCCTGATACGTGTCGGCGAAGTAGTAGGGGTCGCGGTTCTGCCGCACCTTCACGCGCGCGAGCACGGACGGGTCGAGCTGATCGGCGAACGGCCCCCACTGCTTCCGCGTGTAGGGCGTGTAGATGGCCTCACGCGCAGCCTGTTCCCCGCCCAACGCTTCCATCGTGTCGAGGTTGATCGGCACCGGCACGAGCTTCCCGCCCACCCATGCCAGCACGCGATGTCGGTAGGGGTGCCACGCCGTGAACCGCGACACCCACTGCCAGACGCGCTCCGAGTTCGTGTGGAAGATGTGCGCGCCGTACTTGTGGACGAGCACGCCCTCTGCCGTGTAGTAGTCGTAGGCGTTCCCGCCGATGTGGTCGCGCTGCTCCACGACTAGCACGCGCCGGCCCGCGTCCGCGAGTTCGCGGGCCACCGTAGCGCCCGCCCAGCCGGCGCCGACGACGAGGACGTCAGCGTCCAACGGTCGCCTCCCACAGCGCATCCGCGCCGCCCCACGGCGCCAAGTCCGTCGCGATCAGGTCGCCGTCTTTGGTCGCGCGTCGGCCGCGAATGGACAGGGCGTGATTGATAGTGACGTTGGGCTCGATGGTGCGAACAAACGCCAGTTTGCGCGGAGCCAGCTTGAGATTCTTCTCGTAGCGCCCCGGTTCGCCCCACCCCATCTTGAACAGCACCGGATCGGCAATCCGATCTGGGTATTTGGCAAACCGTTCTTCAAGCGCGTCAATCAGCAGCGCCCGCGGCGCGATGCACTGCGCGAACTGCGTTCGCTCTCGGAAGTAGTAGAACGATTCACGCCGCTTCCCATCCGCCGACAGCCGCCGCGACAGCACCCACCGATGCCGGTTGTAGATGAACGTGTCCACCGGAGGCCGCAGCGTCCAGTGCTCGCGGCAGTAGAGGCTGTCGTCCTCCGCGCACGCGACAAACTCCGTCGTGGCCGCACGCGCGGCGATCAGCGCGTTTTGATAGACCTGCCACGCGCCCTGTTGGACATCCCCGACGCAGATGTTCCGCCCGACGTCCACCGGCTGATGCGTCACGCTCACGATGGGCACACCGGCCGGCAACGACGCCACAAGGCGCGACCGAATCGCCTCTGCGAAGGATGGCGCGATGCGGCACGCCGAGTAGTAGAGGATTGTGAGGTCGGTCATCGTGACCGCCGCGCGCCCGTGCGCGTGAACGTCAGCGCGGAGCACTTGAGGTAGTTGTCGGGGATGTAGCGCACGCCGCCGAGACACGCCAGCAGGTCAGACAACGCCATCTGGTCATGGAGCAGCCACCGAGTTTTCGCAAGCCACACGAGTTCCAGTGCATCGCGGACGCACTGGGATGGCCGATACGCGAATGCCGTGCTCGCCACGAGCCGCGCGTTTGGATCGCACCGAGCAAACGCCTCGTCGAGCCACTCGCCGCCATAGCGCGAAGTGAGATACGTCTCACCTGGCCGCGCCATCCGCGCCCGCATGAACTCGTACTCCTCGCGCACCGTCTTTCGCTCGGGATGCGCGAACACGGCGATGTCGCCGTCGCCCAACTGCTCGAGGAACCACGCCGCGCAGGTCGGCGTCGGCGCACACGAACCGTCGATCCAGATGTAGACGTCGTAACCGGGCCGCAGGTCGAAGCCGAACCACTTCGGGATGCCGCACTGCAGCCGTGACGTCATCGCCAACGGACGCGGCGGGAAGTTCGCGTCGGTGTAACGGCACACGTCGACCGGCACGGTCTGCTCGGGCCACTCGTTCGGCACGTCGTAGCCGCCCAGATTGGCCGAGATCATCGCAATCTTCACTGCTTGATCGGCTTGTCGCCGCTCCGATGCACGGGGTCAGGCACGACGTAGAACCACGACCGGCCGTCGTCTCGCTTTTCTCCGGGCACCTTCTCTTGACGCCCGAGTACGAACCACGGCGCGATCTGGTAGGCGTCCGTCCACGCATGGATCGCCTGCGGGACGTGCATCAGACTCGGGAGCTTCGCCTTGATGTAGTCGTGGCCCGCGACAATTCCGCCCGGACGCACCTTGCGGGACCACGCCTTCAGATCCGCGACGACGCTGGCGATGTCGTGCGCGGCGTCGATGTAGACGAAGTCGAGCGACCCATCCGCGAACGTCTCAGCGGCCGGGACCGAGAACGACCGCAGCAGCGTCACGCCGCCATATGGCTTCAGGCGTTCCGTGGCCTCGGCGTAGAACCGATCCAGCTTCGACTGCGAGACGTGGTCCCGATAGCCGTGGTAGGCCGTCCACGCATCGACGCAGGTCAGCCGCACGCCGGGGTTCTGTTGCGCCAGCACTTCGGAGTAGTGCCCGCGCTCGACGCCCACTTCAACGCCGCGCTGGTGCCCAAGCTCGTAGAACAGCCGCGCCAGCGTGACGCGATCCGTGTCGGGAATCTCGACGGGATTGCGCCCGCCGAGGCGCACGTCCCACTTGGTGACGATGTAGGTGATGGCGTCCATGCGCGTTAGAGATGGGCCGGAATCTCGGAGTCTGGGCGGTTAAGAAAGTCGACTCGATGCCGCGCGTCCTGCCAGTCGGACGGCCAGTGCTCCGCCTCGGGGATGTAGGGCAGCAGGTGCGCGAAGATGTCCATGAACTGCGCGAACGTGCGCCGCGCATGCGGCATCCGGTCCTGCATCCAGTAGTCGGTGGCGTAGGCTTCCGACTTGCGCTTCTTGTCGAGGCTCAGGAAGAAGCCGCGCCCAGACCGGCCGTTGACCGTGTGCAGGTCGTTATTGCCCTTGTGGAGATGCGCGTACCACGTCTGCTTGTTGATCACGACCCGCCCGCCGCTAATCCACTGGCGCATCCCGACCTCGATGGCCTCCGAGTAGAAGTAGTAGTGCTCGTGGTCGAGCGGACCGAGCCGCAGGAAATTCGCCTTGGGCGTGAACCAGCACGAGCCCTGAAACGACATCAGATCGTCGACCGGCAGATGCGCCCGCTCGGCGTTGATGCGCTTGTTGGTGCGCCAATCAAACGTCTTGCCGTGCAGGCCGTAGCCGTACATCGACCGTGAGTACGGGAACGTCAGATAGTGGTAGTTGAAGTCGCGCGGACGGACCTGCCACGTCGCCCCGTCGAGGCTATGGCGCGTCGGCACGCTCACCCAGTCCTCGGCGCAGTCCTTGGCGAGCAGAACGTCCCAGCCCTCGCCAAACCGGCAGTGGGCGTCGCACTTCATGATGTATTCGCCCGTCGCGATCTGCACGGCGTCGTTTGTGCTCGGGCGCATGTTGCGCTGCGTCTGGTTCACGATGACGCGCACGCGCGGGTCCACCGGCAAGGGCGGGTCTTGCGTCGGCCCAGGCAGACCGCCAATCCCGTCGACGATGGCGATGATCTCGACGTCGCCACGCGCCTGCGCCAGCAGGTCGGCAATCGTCGCGGCCATGAATCGCTCGTTACAGCCAGGGATGATGACTGAGACACGCCCTGGATGGGCGGGTGTGTAGCTCACGCGGCCTCCTGTAGCGCAATCGACGCCAACTGCTCGGCGTAGCGCGGGGCCAGCCAGTGCTCGGCCACGCCCACGCCGTCTGCGATGACCTGCGCCGCCTGGTTCGAGCAGTAGGCTTTCGCCTCTTCGATCGACAGCTTGAGCGAGTCGCTCACCAGCACGACGTGGTCGGCATAGAACTCCGTCACGGCCACCGCGAAGGCATCAGAGTCCTTGGCGTGTCGCGCGGCCATCTGCTGCACCGCTCGCGCCTCTTTCCGCAGGACACGCGCCGCCGACTCGATGGCAATCGCCTGCGCCTTCTGTGACGGCTTGGACGGCCCTGCGGGCGGGTCTGTGTGTCCGGCCGGGTCTGGGCTGCCCGTTAGATGCGCCGGCTCGAGCGGGTCGTCGAGCCCGTCGAGGGCGCTCATGTTCTCCTTGCGCCGGACCTCGTTTCGGGTGAACGTGCCCGTCGACACGGCCACCTGATAGCCCTGCCACCGCGCCAGGAAGTCGCCGCGCACCAGCGCATCGCGCTGGAACTCGCAATAGAACCGGGACGTGTTCAGCACCAGCTGGTCGCTCAAGGCGAACTCCCACAGGGACAGCCACGGCCCGAGCGAGTAGGTCACGAAGTCCTGGCCTTGCTGCTCGATGTTTGAGAACGTCGCGCGCTCAAGGTCGCCGATCATGTGCGGCGGCACGCCCAGCCACCGCGCGATGTCCGTGACAGAAAACTTCCGCGACAGGATCATCTGGAAGTCTTCCGGCGTCAGCTCGTTGGGCGTCCATGTCGCACCCTGCTCGAGCACCTTCGGCAGATGCCAATCGCCCGCCGCAGAGATAAACGACTCAGCCATCCGCCTTGACGCCTCGGGATTCAGCAGGCCGGGCACCGTGATCGCCCCGCCGTTCAGCGTGCCGCGGCCGAACGTCATCCCGGCGTACCGCTCGACGGCCATCGCCAGGCCGAGGTTGTCTCTGGCATAGGCGAGCACCCCCTTGCCCACGATGCCGTCGTCGCTCGGCCCCTTGAGGTGGAAAATGTCGTCCTGTGTATAGGACGTCACGTCTCCGTTGGTCCCGCTCCGCACGCGATACGCGAGCCGCGACGACGGCAACTGCACCACCTCGACGCGGCGCGGGTGAATCGGCCGCAACTCATGCACGAATCCGCGCTGGCCTGACACGATCAGGCAGTAGGCGTTGCCGTGGTCGATCAGATGCCCCATCAGCTGCCGCCGCCACCCAAACGAGTCCTGCCAGCCGTTCGGCTTGTCGTGCAGGACGTCATAGAGCGGGTTGCCGCGGGCGGCCTTTGCGCCGCGGTCATTCGGGAGCCGCTCGTAGACCTGCAGCGGCAGCATCGCCAGCGACGTGCAGAGCAGGTCGCGGCCCCGATACCACGCCGACAGTTTGCGCGCCCCGTCCGCGTCGACGGCAATCCCGGCCGGCACGCCCGCCGTGCGGTCGGCGTACCAGTAATCCGCGTCTGGCGGATAGCTCGCAAAGCCGCCCGAGTCTGCGCGCAGCAGCCCGTCGAAGAATCCCATGCGCTACCCCTTCCTCACATGCGGCCAGAGCCACGCCGACAACGCCAGCAGGCCCCCCACCATCCACGCGGCCGGCGCCCACCACTGCGCGACGCCATAGAGCAGCCCCACCAGGCCCACCGTCAGCAGCACGTCCCGCCCGTCGATCCGCCTCACTTGAAACGATCTCCCAGAGCATCGGCGATGAAAGTCGAACGCCTCGCCGATTTAACAGACATTGTCGCGGCGGTCTGTCTCGCTTTTGCCCTGCTATCGCTGCCAGCTTCAGAAAGGCTTGACGTGGGCACATAGTGAGCCCTTGACGATCTCATTCGCGCGATGACTCGGAAATTCCATCGTCCGAGATTGGTTTTACTCACTGGCCCAACTCCCGCACGCCCCTGTCGAGATAGACCAGCGCCGGCTGCTTCTCGCGGCGCACTACGGCCCAATCCATCCCGGTGTAGAGCGCTGCCATGCCGTCGATCTTCTCTGGCGCCCGCTCCTTGCTCACCCGTTTCTCGCCCTTCATGCCCTCGACAAGCACCACATTCGACGCCATCCACGACAAGATCGGATGGTTGCCGTGGCACAACGCCCCGGACACAATCAGTTCGTGCGTGCGCTTGATCGCCTCATGAAGCGCGAAGCCCTGGAGGGTCTTCACTACCTGCACGCCGGCCGCCATCAGGTTCTGAGCCATCTCGTTGGCCGAGCGTGGGTCGTAGGCAATCGCCTGCAGCCCATCGGTGGCGCAATCCTCGAGGATGGCTTCTCGGATGAGGCTGTAGTCGGTCACGTCTCCATCGGTGACGGTCAGTAGCCCGCGCCGCATCCACTCGCCATAGGGCCGATTGGGAAACTGTTCCAGCGCCGAGCGTGGAATCCAGAACCGCGGCTTGACCGCGACGCGCCCGTCGTCGAGTAGATACAGCCGCACCCACGCCGAGAAGTCATCAGACTCGCCGAGATCGAGCCCGCCGTAGCACGGCACGCCGATCAGATCGTCGTCATCCGGCATCGGCTGGCACGTCGCCCAGCGCCCCATGTCGATCGCCCGCGACTGCCCCTGCGTCCACACGCAGAAGTTGAACCGCTGCACATCAGAGACTTCCGACGGCATCCCGCGCGCCTGATCAACGCGCTCGCGGACGTACTGCCACGGCAGCGACACGCCCAGATTGGGATTGGCCTTGAGCCAATGCGGCCCCTCGGCATCCCAGCGGTCGCACGCCTCGCAGCCGTCCACCGGGAACCAGTGCCCCGCCTCGCGGTGCGCGTCGCACGGGTCCAACCCGGCGATGAACGCAAACCACGAATCGTTCGCCAGCGTCCCGTCGAGCACCTTGCGCGAATACTCGTGATGCTGCCAGCACACCGACGTGCGGTCGAATCCAGAGTTGGTCGGCTTGAGAATCAGCGCGTTCCGACGCCCCTTGGTGCCGGCCCGCATCTTGTTCACCACCACGGCCGTCGGGTGCTCGTGCAGCTCGTCGATCATCGCGCCGTGGACGCGTTTGCCGTCGAGGCCGCGCTTTTCCGACGAGATGGGCCGTAGAAATGACCCCGTCTCGAGCACGGCGAGATTGTTGACCTTCTGGTCGAGCAGCGCATCAAGCGCTGGTGACGCCTGCACCATGCGCTCCGCGTCGGTAAACGCTAGCTTGGCCTGGTCCCGCGTCGTTGCCGCCATGAACACTTGGGCGCCGCGCTCGCCGTCAGCCACCAGCATGTACAGCAGCACGCCGGCACACATCGGCGTCTTCCCTGACCCCTTGCCGATTTCGAGATACGCCTCCCGATAGCGTCGGAAACCGCCTGCGGCATACCAGCCGAACAACGACCCGACTACGAACTGCTGCCACGGCTCGAGCACGAACGGCCGCGCGTCCTGTGGCGCCTCTGACTTCGCGTCGCCCGCGTCGGTGTTCTCTGGCAGCACGAGCACCTCTGCGAAGAAGTCGATGACTTCCTGCGCCTTGTCCGGCATCCACGCCAGCCCGCGCCGCACGCCGTCGTCGAGGTCGGCCAGATGCCGCTGGCACGCTTGCCGCACCAGCCAGGACGCCACCGTGCGACCGGCCACGACATCGGTCGCGTAGCGCGTGACCGGGTCGAGCGCGGCCTTAGCCATGCTTCAAAAACCGGGACAGCGGGTTAGTCGGCTTCGCAGGCTCTTTGGCCGCCTCATGGATGGGCTTGCCGACCGGCGACAGCGAGAACCGCAGCAGGGCGGCGTCGACGCGCTGGATCATCCCGCGGTGGTCGGCCGAGCCAGGCTGGGAGCCCGCGAGCGACCGCTCAATGACGATGTAGCGGCACAACCGCTCGAACGCGAACGCCGTGCCTCGGGTCAGCGTGCGCGCCTCGAACGCCAACGGCGCCAACGCCTGCCAGATCACGAGCGGCTCGCCGTCTAGCCCCGCTGGCGGACCAAATTGCTCGATCTCGGCCGTCGCCGCAGCCGTATCGGGCCTCGGTCCGCGCCGATCCGCGCCACCATCCAACCCGCGGAGATGACTTGATTTCGGCTTCCGGCCCGCGCCAGGGCGGTACCCCCCGTGCCCACCAGCCATCGCTAAGCCGTTGCCTTTCTTGGATTTGTTGAATTGTTGAAAACGCGGTCGCGTGTGCGTGTG